GTAGATGATATTAGTGTAGGTTTAGCAAGTGGTGGTATTTCAAATATGGAAGACTACCGAGCAAGAGTCGGTGAAATACAGGGTGTCACCTATGCTCTTGATGAATTACAGGCCCTGCTAAAGAAGAGCAACTATGACGAAGACACTTCTAGTTCCTGACTATATTCTCCAGCAGCAGAGAGCAAAAAAAGAATCCGAAAAAGCTGCACAAGACATGTCCTTAAAAGAAAGAGTACCACAGCCAACAGGGTGGCGCATACTTGTTATGCCCTACACCGGGAACGATAAAACAGATGGCGGTGTGTATATTCCAGACCAAGTTCGAGAGCGAGAAGCTCGAGCAACGGTTGTTGCATATGTAATTAAAGTTGGGCCGTTAGCCTATCAAGACCAAGACAAGTTTGGTGGAGAGGCATGGTGCAAGGAGGGAGACTGGGTCTGCATTGGCAGATATGCAGGTTCTCGTTTCAACATCACGGGTGGAGAGGTTCGCATCATCAACGATGATGAGGTTATCGCCACAATCGTAGATCCTGACGACATTAAAAGTTATAAATAGAGGACATCATGAGCAAAGAAAACGTAGCTGAACAGCAAGAATTAGAGTTTGAAACCGAAGTTGATGTGAAAGAGGAAACAGAAGAGGCTCCTCAAGAAGCTGAAGCAGAGGCTCAAACCGAAGAAAAAGAAGCATCAAACGATGATGAGTTATCTGAATATTCCAAGAATGTTCAAGATAGAATACGAAAGATAACACAGAAATACCGTAAAGAAGAGTCTGAGCGCAAGGCCGCAATAGAGTATGCAGAGGCGGTACAGAAGCAGAATAAAGAACTTAAAGAAAGACTTGATTCCTTAGACCAGTCCTATGTTGGAGAGTTTGGTACAAGGATAGACTCTCAGATTCAAGCGGCCAAGGCAGCATATCAAAAAGCATATGATGAAGGTAATGCTGATGAAATGTTTGAGGCTCAGAAGAATTTGAGCAAGCTGGCTCTTGACCAAGCACAGTTAGAACAATCTAAAAAACAGATGGAAAAGAGGGCGAAGCAAGCTGAAGAAGCACCTCAACAACCAGTCCAAGCACCTCAACCACAGGCAGAACCCGACCCGAAAGCAGAAGCCTGGGCAGAAAAGAATGATTGGTTTGGCACAGACCAGCCCATGACATACGCTGCTTTTGGTGTTCATAGGCAACTGATAGAGGACGAAGGTTTCGATCCACGGTCTGATGAATACTACAAAGAATTAGATAGAAGAATACGAACTGAGTTCCCACATAAGTTCTCAGACACTCAAAAGTCTTCTAGCCCTAGAGTTGCTTCGGCTGATTCGTCTGCATCAAGGGCACCATCGAAGGGCAAAAGAAAGGTTAAACTAACACCTTCTCAGATTGCAATTGCAAAAAGATTAAATGTACCATTGGAAGAATACGCAAAGTATGTTAAGGATTAATTATGACAGATTCTAAAAGACAGCCACGCGAGGCTGCAACTCGCGCAAAGACCCAAAGACGAAAGCCTTGGGCACCTCCATCTAAACTGGAGGCTCCAGAAGCTCCCGCAGGCTTTAAGCACCGCTGGATTAGAACATCCATTCGTGGGGAAGACGATTCTATGAACGTAGGCGCAAAATTGCGGGAAGGATGGGAACCAGTTCGTGCTGACGAATATCCTGACCTAGAGGGGGTATACCCTTCTATAGAGGATGGTAAGCATGCAGGAACAATAGGTGTAGGCGGTTTGATGCTTGCACGGATCCCAGAGGAAACGGTTGAAGAGAGAACTGAATATTTCCGGGAGCAGACCCGTACACAAATGGATGCCGTGGACCAAAACTTGATGAGGGAGCAAGATTCCTCAATGCCTATTCACAAACCGGATAGGCGTAGTCGTGTAACTTTTGGTGGTAAAGATTAGCCACCTAATTTTAGGAGCTAAGATATGGCAAACGTAAATGTTGGATTTGGTTTAAAGCCAATCAGCATGCTCGGTGGCGCACCAGCTACTCAGGGCACTAATTCATATCACATTGCCAGTGATGCTTCTGCGATTTTTCAAGGTTCTCCAGTTATTGCAACAAACGGTGGCACAATTGCCGTGTCAAGTTCTGCTTCTGGTGACACACTGAAATTCGTAGGTGTCTTTGCAGGCTGTGAATATGTATCATCATCAACAGGCAAAAAGGTCTTTTCAAATTTCTGGCCTGGATCAGGAGCAGACACAAACTTTGATATTATCGGGTTTGTTCATGACAATCCTTTCCAGCGTTTCATAGTTTGTTCAGACGCTTCACTCACAGATAAAGCAACAGCAATTGCTACTATCTTTGAGGGTGCCGAGTTTTCTGCTGAATCTGGTAAGGGTGCAGCGAATGGAAGCACAACCACTGGCATGTCAGCCGCACAACTGGACGTTTCAACTGTAGACGCTTCAGATTTATCTCATCCTCTAAAGATCGTTGGTATTCTTGATGATCCAGAGAACGAAGATTTCACCGCTGCTGGTATTCCTTTGATTGTGGTAATTAACAACCATGCGCTTCTAGCAGGCTCTGCTGAAGCAACAGTAAGTTAAGGGAGACTAGATCATGGCTATTTCTAGAGCACAACTCGCCAAAGAATTAGAGCCCGGTTTAAACGCTCTCTTTGGCATGGAATACAATCGTTATGAAGGTCAGCATGCTGAAATCTTCGACACAGAGGCATCAGATCGTGCTTTTGAAGAAGAGGTAATGCTATCAGGTTTCGGTGCAGCCCCAGTAAAAAGTGAAGGTTCAGGTGTGTCATTTGATGATGCGCAGGAAGCATACACTGCTCGTTACAACCACGAGACAGTTGCTATGGCCTTCTCAATCACTGAGGAAGCTATCGAAGATAATCTGTATGATCGTCTAGCATCACGCTATACTCGTGCACTTGCACGTTCTATGGCACACTCAAAACAAGTAAAAGCTGCTTCAATATTGAACAATGCTTTCTCCGCTGGTGCTTTTGCTGGTGGTGACGGTGTTGCTTTATGTGACGCATCTCACCCTCTAACAAGTGGTGGTACGTTTAATAACGAGCCATCAACTGCTGCTGACTTGAACGAAACTTCTCTTGAAGATGCGTTAATCAGCATTGCTGGGTTTGTTGATGAGCGTGGTTTGATTATCGCACTTCGCGGCATGAAGCTAATCGTTCCTCGTCAGCTTCAGTTTATTGCAGAGAGGCTACTTGTTTCTAATCTTCGTGTTGGAACATCCGACAATGATGTAAACGCAATCAAGACAATGGGCATGCTACCAGATGGCTATGTCGTTAACGATTTCTTGACTGATACAGATGCGTTCTTCATCAAAACAGACGCACCAAATGGCTTCAAGCACTTTGAGCGTCTAGCGTTGGCTACCAACATGGATCCTGATTTTGACACAGGTAACATGAGATTCAAAGCTCGTGAGCGTTACAGCTTCGGATTCTCTGATCCAAGATGTGTGTTCGGTTCACCGGGCGCATAAAAGAGACATCTCTCCTGTAGATGTGGCGGTAAGGTCTAGGTATCAACTAACCTTGCCGCTTTTTATTTTTTAAGGTATGATTATTTAACCCTTGACTGCAATTAAGCAGACATTAGCCAAGACAAGGAGATTAATATGGCTACAACAACTTTTCAGGGCATAGTACGCTCTTATGGTGGTGGAATAAAAGGAACACACACTCCAACACCTGTTACTCAAAGTGTTCAAGTTTCTTTCGACCCAACAGCCAGTTCAGCTACCAACGTAAGAGTTGGCACTTCAGCTACTTCTGGAGAGACATTAACTTTACCAGCGGGAGCTATTCCTATCTCATTTTTAACAATAGGTGGTGCTGCTGGTGGTAGTAGTCCAACTGTAGATATTGGTTCATCAGGTGACCCAGACGGTTTATTTAATGAAGTCGATGCTGATAGCAAAGGCACATTAAAGGGTGCTGATGGTGCTTTGGCTGTTGCTGGAGGTCTAGCTGCCAGTATTACTGTTACAGGTAAAGTAGGTGCCTCTGCTGCTACAAGTGGAACTTTTACAGGTGTCCTCACTTATGCGATGGCTAACAACAGCGTAGAATAATAGGAGGCTACAATGGCTAGTTCTATTATTGCAAAAACAGCTACTAGTACAGGCACACTAAACGGTGGCAGGACACGTTTGAAATCATTTGTTGTAAGAAGCGCGGGTAGTGGTTCTCCTGCCGCAGTGTTCAGAAATGGTAGTGCTTCAGGAGCAACGCTTCTAAGTATGACCTTTTTAGCATCAGATGATACTCAGATTAGCATTCCTGACCATGGTATAATATTCTCGGATGGCTGTCATGTTACGCTTACTGCCGTAGATTCTATTACAGGATTCTTCGGGTAGAGTTATGACTCGGAAGCGAGATAAGCAACCGCCAAAAACAAAAAAGTATTTCCGCTCCACTAAGTCTGGGGCGGGAATGACTAAAGCTGGTGTTGCTCGTTATAGGCGAGACAACCCAGGGTCTAAGTTAAAAACGGCTGTTACAGGCAAGGTAAAGAAAGGCAGTAAGGATGCTAAAAGACGTAAGTCTTTTTGTGCTCGTTCTGCTGGGCAAATGAAGAAGTTTCCGAAAGCGGCAAAAGATCCGAACAGCCGTTTAAGGCAGGCAAGAAGAAGGTGGAAGTGCTGATGTCAGAGAAAGTAGAAGTAACTTTAGCTAGATTAGAAGAGAGACTTACACAGCTTCAAGATGAAGTTCGTCATGTTCACGAAGAGGTTTCTGAGTTGAAAGCTCAAGCGAACAGATGGAAAGGTGCTTTCTGGGTAATGCTTGCTATGGGCGGTGTTGTTGGTTCTATAGCACATTTAGTAGTGGGATGGATTAAATAGTGTTTATTAGAAGGTCAAGTATACCTAAACAAATTAATAATCCTCCTAATAAAAAAAGAAAAAAGAGGAAAAAGTAAATGTCTCATTACACAAAACCTCTAAAGAAAGTTATAAAAGGTTTGAAAAAAGCATCTAAGACTCATGCAAAGCAAGCAAGAGCTCTTTCAAAAATAGAAAAAGATCAAAGAACTCGATACAAAAATGGGAAAAACAAAAAAAGATCCTAAAGTAGGAACAGGTAAAAAACCAAAGGGGTCTGGCAGGAGGCTGTATACAGATGAGAACCCCAGAGATACAGTTAGTATTAAGTTTGCTACACCGTCTGATGCTCGAAAAACTGTAGCAAAGGTCAAGAAGATAAACAAACCGTTTGCTCGAAAGATACAGATATTGACGGTTGGTGAACAAAGAGCCAAAGTTATGGGTAAGTCAGAAGTTGTTAGAATATTCAAACAAGGGAAAGAGGCGATAAGAAAGGCAAACAAAAATGGCAACGACTAGTAAACTAATTTATTTTAAAAAAGGGGGTAAGGCTAGTGCAAAGAGCAAGGGATCAAAGATATGCCCAGAGGGTAAGGCGTGGGCTAAACGCACCTTTGACACATACCCGTCAGCGTATGCAAACTTGGCCGCATCCAAATATTGTAAAGACCCAAACTACGCAAAAAAGTCAAAAGGCGGTAAGCGAAAGGGTAGATAATGGGGGAGCTTAAAAAATGGCTAAAACAAGACTGGGTGAGGATTGGAAGTGATGGATCTATCAAAGGTAAATGCGGAACTTCTAAAGACAAAAAGAACCCTGATCGTTGCCTTCCAAGATCAAAAGCAAATAGTCTTAGTAAGTCTGAACGAGCTAAGACTGCTCGTAAAAAGAAACGTGAGGGCAGCAAAGGCAAAACTGTTGTCTCTAATACAAAAAAAGCCAAAGTAAGTTTTAAAAGATTTGGGGGCCTGGAAAAAGGAACGCAGGCTAAAAGACCTTATAATGGTAAACTAACTCCGGGTTCTGTTGTAGCTAGGGGCTGTGGTGCAGTCATGGGAGACAGAAGAAAAGTAACAACGGGAGTCGTTGGGTCTTAGGAGGGTACAATGGTTGATCCGATCTCGGCAATGGCGATTGCTGGTTCCGCTTTTTCGGCACTAAAAAAAGGCATTTCCATCGGCCGTCAGGTGGAGTCGATGGGCAAAGACCTGTCACGTTGGATGAGTGCCGTATCTGACATTGATAGAGCACATCATGAAGCTAAGAACCCTCCCATATTTAGAAAAATATTTAATGCTAAAAGTGTAGAAGAAGAGGCAATAGAGCTATTTACTCAGAAAAAACAATTAGAAAATCAAAGAGATGAGTTAAGAAAATTAATATCCGCAATGTGTGGGCCTAACGCTTGGCAAGAACTGCTGCGAATGGAAGCTGAGATTAGAAAAAAACGTAAGGAAACATTATACGCACAGCGTGAAGCTAGAAGACATT